TCCACTGGCTACGCAGCTGCTCCCACCGGTACCGCCTCTGGTGCTACCGCCCCGGACATCCGCGTTCTGGTCAACTTCGTCGACTCCGGTCGCACGGACATCCAGTTCAGCCAGACGGACCCGACTGATGCCGGCGCTCCGACGCGTTCGATCCAAGGTGGCGGTCTGACCGGCATCCAGGGTTCGGGTGCTTTCGAGATCGGCCTCCCGGCGGGCTCCTGGAACGACGCCGTGCTTCCGACCGTTGGTCAGGGCGTGTTCATCGCCACCAGCGGCAAGTTCGATGCCGAGGCGTACAACGCAGGCGACTACTACTACGGCACCATCACGCGTGTCGAGGGTGGTTACGCGTTCTTCGACTTCCACTCACGTCCGTTCACGGCTCCGGCGCTCGCCTGATCTGAACTGACACCCTCCTTCCACAACTGACCACCACTCAAGACAGATGAGCGATTTCCAGCTTAACGCGGATGAGTTCAACTCTCTCTTCGGTGAGGCGATCAACCGTGGCGGAGACGCACTCGAGAAGACCGCTGAGGTCACGGGCTCCTACATCCAGGACAAGCTCCGTGAAAACAGCTTCGCTCGTCGTGTGCTTCCCCCGCAGGTAGTCACCACCGCAGAGCTCACCCGCAACACGACCGATGAGGGCCTGTCGTACATCGACGACATCGAGCCCGATTCGCTGGCCATGCAGATCAACATGCGTGGCGAGCCGTCGAAGACCTACATCGAGGCGAAGCGGTACGAGATCCGCTTCACCACGATCAGCTCCGACAAGTTCCAGAAGAGCGAGTCCGAACTTCGCTCCTACCGCATGCCCCTGACGAAGGTTCTCGAGCAGAACACCGTCAAGGACATCCAGGAGCAAGAGGACAAGATCTTCATGGATCACGTCCGGACTGCTGTGTTCCTCGCGACCCGCCGTCGCATGAACACCCTGGTCGATCGCGGGACCGTCACCCACGAGGGTGACGATATGGCCCAGGCGACTGGCAAGAACTTCAACTCGAAGTACTCCTTCGCCTCCTACATCTACACCCGTAACGTCGCTAACGCCGGTACCTCCGGTGCTGTCGGTGACGGTGGTGCCCTGAGCCCGAGTGCCGGCGCTCCGGCCACGCACGGTTGGGATGCGGACTTCGACGCCACGCACCCGAACTACAACCCGGCGAACGCGGTCTTCTCGAACTTCCTGACCTCCACGGCTACGGAGTTCGACCGCAACGTGCTGCGTGACCTCATGAAGGTCCAGCCCGCTCGCGAGATGAAGGGCCGTGTCTTCCTCCTGCACGAGGTCGACTGGACTGACACGATCGCATGGTCTGATACCGAGGCTGGCCTCGAGATCACCAGCGAGATCACGCGTGACGGTTACAAGTACACCACTGTCGGTGGGTACACCTTCGTCACCACGGTCCGCGACAACCCGAACATCGTCCAGCCCGGTCAGATGTTCTCGTTCCCGGCTCCCGAGTTCCTCGGTCGCTTCCTCCTGCTCGAGGGCACGCGCTTCTTCATCGACAAGCGCGGTCGCTTCATCGAGTTCGAGGCGTGGGAAGAAGTCGGCATGGGCTTCGGCAACATCAAGGGCATCGGTAGCATCCTGCTGTCGGGCGCTTCGATCGACATGCCGAACCTGTTCCAGAACAGTGCAGGCACCGCGCTCAACACGACCGGTACCTTCACCTTCTACAACGATCCGGGCAACCCGTTCAACGAGTGATCTGATCCGGATCTGATGTGACCTACGGGGCCTCGTAGACGGACGTTCCCCGTCTGCGGGGCCCCTTTCCTTTACCCCACTACACAGAACAATGGGTAGCGTCGTAACAGTCGGCAACTTCGGCATCACCGGCAAACTGCCGGACATTGACATCGGACCGCAGCGCTACCGCAAGGTCCGCCGGGACCGCCTCACTCACAAGTTCATGCAGCGATTTGGTCCCCAGATCGCAATCATGGATTCGCGTACTCGCGTGCTCGAGTACATCGGTGTAGACGTGCTGCCGGAGACAGCGGTGCGTGTCATGCACGCCAAGGGCGTAGCCAAGACGGCTATCCAAGCTCCGACGGAGCGGCCCAAGCGCGCAGCAGCAGCACCCAAACCGGCACCCGCGCCTGAGCCGGTGACCGAGCCGGAACCGGTAGTTGAACCGGAGCCGACACCCGCACCTGAGCCGGTAGTCGAGCCCGAGGTAGACCCGGAGGTCGAACGACAGGCGGAGCTGGTGACAGAGCTGCGGACCCACACCAAAGCTGAGCTCTTGACGCTCGCTGAAGTGCACGGTCTGCGACTGAGCACAGCGCTCAACAAGCGTGACATCATCGAAGAGCTCGTTCAGTTGGACGAGCTTGACGTCAGCCTGCTTGACGACCAAGACGACGAAGAGGAGCTGGACCTCGAGCTGTAATGGTTGAGCCGTCGTACAGCTCCTACCGCACTGCAACTGAGCAGGGTATTCCCATCCCGACGATCATGATTCGCATGGTCCGGTCGATGGTGCAGGACTACGCGCAGACCAACGAGCTGTTCGACGGCGAGGAGAACTCGAACGAGAAGATCGCGCGGTACATCCTCGACACTATTGAGGACTGGAACGGCACTCCCCCGCTCCTGTCCGATCGGCTTGAGCCCCTGGATCTGGTGACCAACAACCGGTTCCACGGGGCTCGACCGATCATTCAGCTCGGCTCTGCTGTGCGCTTGCTGCGCTCCACGATCCTCAAGCTCGCGCGGAATGACATGCCGTATACAGCTGGTAACGTCAACGCGCAGCCTAACGCCGTTTGGCGCAACCTGCAGGCCATCGTGTCTGAGTGGAGCGCTGAGTACGAAAACAAGAAGACCCAGTTCAAAGTAGGCCAGAACATTTCAGTTGCCTACGGTGATGGAGGCTACCGTGCGGGTCAGACCGAGTACTACGACGGGTACGACGGCGACAACCTGTACTTCATCATCTGACCTCAAGCAATATCGCCAAACCAATGAACTACCTAGACGCATTCATCGACGAGCTGACCAAGTTAGCTGCTGATGACGATAGCAGTAAGGGCAGAGCAGCGGCAACTGCGTTAGGCGGTGCTGCTGCTGCTGGGACTGCTTACACAGCCCACCGAGCAAACCCCAACGTGAGCGCTTGGACCAACAAGCCGGGCCGCGCACTCGTGGCTGCGCGCAATACGCTCAGGTACGGAGAGAACAAAGTCCGTGCTGGCGTCGCATCTGCAGCAAGGAGTCACCAGCAGAAGACCAGGCTAACCGACATTCGGCGCCACATGAACCTGAGCGATGCGCATGCGGCAGGAGCACCGGTAAGTAAGCCTACATCAGCCACCATTACACACACCCCGGTGGCGGACCGACTGGCTAAGACTAAGCAGATCGGCTACATAGACCCGCACACGCCTAAGGTGCGGAAAGGTAGTAGGATCGGAGGCGGCGCACGCGGCGTGGTCGCCGGTCTGGCTGGCATGGCGGCCACGAACATGGCGCATCGCGCATTCTCTAAGAAGAGCAACTGATGGCAACGTTCAACAAGTTCAACCAGTTCGTTGAGGACATCGCCCACGGTGTTCACGATCTAGCAACTGATCAGCTAGTTGTTGCGCTGACAAACTCCGCCCCTGTTGCTACCAACACGGTGCTGGCGAACATCACTCAGATCGCATACACGAACCTGAGCTCGCGCAACATCACCACCAGTGATAGCACCCAGACATCAGGTACCTATCAGCTGACGCTGGCGGACCTGACGATGACATCGTCTGGGGGGTCTACTGGTCCGTTCCAGTACGTAGTCATCTACAACGACGGTCCTACGTCGCCGGCGGACCCGCTGATTGGTTGGTACGACTACGGCTCAGCACTCACGCTTGGTGACGGCGAGAGTCTGACGATCGACTTCAGCGACGCCAACGGTCTACTGCAGATCGCCTGATCGCTGCTGCTGCAAAGTCGTGGGCGTGGCTGCTACCTAACGGTGGTGCCGCGCCCACGTTCGTTTAGAGCCCATGTCTATTACAGTTCAGTACGTTAGCTCTGCGTCGGTAACTGATGGCACGATCCTGCACATCAGTCCTGTCGATGTAGAGAGAACGTTCTTGATCACTCGAGCTTCTGGCAACTCCTCTACGGCTAACGAGGGGCCAGACACTTGGGCGTTTGGTACTGAGCTGATTAGCCCTAGCGGGATCGAGTGCTCTCGAAGACCTGCGACCACTGCTCTGGGCAATGTAGGTGTCTACGCCGTAACCTGCGATGCAGAGGAGTTCTTTGTTCGGAGGGGTCTGTCGCTTATCGCTACAGGATCATCAACAGGCGCAATCAACTTCTCCAGCCCTCTGGATGTTGACCGCACGTTCTTGACCGCGACTACGTGGGTCAACAACACCGCTAACAGCTCGGTAGCGTTTGACGGCTTCGTATCAGTCCACCTAGATAGCCCTAGTCGCGCGACTACGGTTAGAGCCACTGCGTCCGGTACGTACCGAAACTTCATTCAGTGGGAAGCCGTCACCTGGGCTTCTCCTACTGGCGTCACGGTCACTCACGGGTATGACAACGTCAGCGGTAACCTGGCCGCCGGCACCACGATCAGTACCGGTGTGACGGTCGACACATCTCGGTCGTTCTTGATCGCTACGTTTGACCACGATAGCAACGGTCTCGAGCAGTGCTCGTTGGCAACGACTCTCAACGCCAGTGATATTTTCGTTGAGCGGTACGACCAGACAACCAGCTACTCGAGCAACATTGCGTGGCAGATCATCGAGTTCCCGTCGCCTACGGGACTCGTGGTACAACACGGCGATACTGTCACGGCCGCCTCTGGTGACTTCACAGTAACCGACACCGTCAGTAGCTACGACACCAACCAGTCGGTAGTTACCGGGTGGAACTCCTGTAACGGCACAGGCACTGCGTTTACGCGCCCACTGTGGCTCTACGAAACACTGTCGCCAACGGCAGTGCAATTTCGGCGCATCCGGTCCGGACAAGACTCGGAGATCCGCTACCAAGTCATTGACTTCAGCGGGTTCACGTACTCGCCTCCCGGTGTAGGCGCTTTTACGCTTACTGCTGATCAGCAGACGTA